CTTCACGCTCTCCCAGAACGCTTTGAGTTCGGGCGCGATTCCGCCGAACGCCTCTTTCAGCCGCTGGAACGCATCGCTGAGCTTTCCCCAAATATCAAGATCCCGCACAGAGGACGAAATCCTCTCCCACAGCTGCGCGAACGTCGAGATCTGCCCATTCATTTCGCCGGCTTTGGGGCCGAGGCCGAAAAATCCGAGAATCGACGCGCCCAGCTCGGAAAACCATTCTGCAGCCGGTTTCAGGAATTCCTCGACATCTGAAAGCCAGTCGGAGAATATCCCGGACTCCTGAAGCCACTTGTCGAGGTTCACGAAGCAGTCGCCAATCGCCGCGCCGACGTGCAGAAGCGCTCCCGCGACCGGGGACAGCACGCCGAGAAGCCGCTTAAAGACCTCCCAACCGAACTGCAATCCCTGGAATCCAATGTGCAATGCTGCGAACGCACCCTTTGCGATCCGCTGAACGAGCTGGAGTGCCTCTCCGAACTGCGTGACGTATTGCGCCGTCCGGGTGATGAT